AAAGGCAAATTTTCTGTGGCAGAAGAAAAAACACTAAATAATCTATATGTAAATTTATCAGAAGAAAACAAAGAAATTTTCGATCAAATGTTGCAAAGCGAAGAAGGAATTGAATCACTTCTAAGTTTTGCTAGAAAGCAAGGGCTCTAATATGACTGCTGTTTATAAATTATCTAATACAGAAATAGCATTGAATGGTACAGGTAATACTGTATATTCAGCCAAGCTTGTTAGAGTTACAAATGCTAATAATTCATTAACAGTGTGTGCTGTAAGTAACACAACCACAACAGTTGCTAATGTTACACTTACACCATATGAAACAATTATTCTAGAAAAACAAGTAACAGATCTATTGACTGGTGTCAATTTAAAAGCTGTACCAATTGCTTATAGGAACTAACAATGAAACTCATTACCGAATTAAATGAAAACCTTCAGTTTCTAAAAGAAGAAAGCAAAGAAGGTACTGGCTCAAAACTTTATATTACTGGACCTTTCATTCAAACTGAAGTAGTCAATAGAAACGGTAGACAGTATATGAAAGAAACAGTAGCCCGCGAAGTAAATCGCTATACTGAAAACTATATCAATAAGGGAAGAGCTATGGGTGAATTAGGTCACCCAAACGGTCCTTCTATCAATCTTGACCGTGTTTGTATTAAGATTGCTGAACTTAAAGAAGATGGAAACAACTTCATTGGTAAGGCTATGGTTCTTGAAACACCCATGGGTCAAATCGTAAAGAACCTTATTGAAGGTGGTGTTCAAGTTGGTGTTTCAACTCGTGGCCTTGGTTCCGTTAAAGAGGTAAATGGAATCAATATTGTTCAAGATGATTTTTATCTTGCAACAGCCGCTGACGTTGTTGCTGATCCATCTGCTCCAGATGCCTATGTAGACGGTATCATGGAAGGTGTAGATTGGGTATGGGATAATGGTTTAATTAAGACACAGACAGTTGAGGCTCATAAAAAGGTAATTCAAGAGACTCCTAAAGTGGACTTAAAAGAAGCAAAATTGAGAGTATTTAAACATTTCCTATCAAAACTATAAGTTACATAAATAATTCATATAACTTTAAGGAGAAACTAATGAGTAATGAAATTAACCAGATTGACGATAGAGTTGAAGTTAGCGAAGCTGATGCAGCTGCTAACATGGCTACTATCGCAGCTAAGCCAACTGATGTATCACGCTCAGATCTTATCTCAAAGATGGTTGCGTATGCTGCTAAGGCTGACAAGGGTGACCTTGCTGCTTTCGTAGCTTCAATTGGTTCTGCTGAAATGAATCCTAATGCTACAACACCTGATGAAGCAGACGCTGCTGTTAAAGCCGCTGCAGGTGCTGTTGGTGATAATTCAGAAAAGAACAAGGCATCAATCAAATCATCTGGTAAGCCAGCTGATCCAATGCCTTCAGTTAAAGAAGATCTTGCTCTTCTATTTGGAGAGTCAGATGAACTTTCAGAAGATTTCAGATTCAAGGTTGAATCACTTTTTGAAGCCGCTGTATCAACACGTGCTAATATTCGTATTGCAGAACTTGAAGAACAATACGAAGCTGCACAAAACGAACTTACTGAAAAGTATGAAGCAGCTCTAGAAGAATCAATTAACGAGATTAAAGAAGAGATGGTTGAAAATGTTGACAACTATCTTAATTATGCAGTTGCAGAATGGATTTCTGAAAATAAACTTGCTATCGAAAACAATATCAAAACACAGGTTGCAGAGTCATTCATGGCTGGCCTAAAAGATGTTTTCGAACAGCATTATGTAAACATTCCAGATGAACAAGTTGATGTTGTAGAATCAATGGCCTCACAGATTGAGGAACTTGAAGCAAAGGTAAACGAACTTACTGATACAAACATTGAACTTTCAAAAGTAGTTAGTGAAAAAGAAATTAAGGAAATCACTGATGAACTTTCAGAAGGAATGACTGATACTCAGAAGGAAAAGTTTTCTAAGCTAACTGAAGCTGTAAGCTTTTCTAATTCAGAAGAATTTCGCAAGAAGGTTTCCGTAATTAAAGAAACATACTTCCCTAAGAATGCGGAAGTCAAGGTTGCACAGGATCAACTTCTTAGCGAAACTGTTGAAGAGCCTGTAAAGGGTCCTTCACTTGATCCAGTGATGCAAATGTATGTTTCTTCTCTCACAAAAAATTCTAAAAAGTAAGTAACGTATAAATATCTTAAGTAAACTCTAAAAGGAGACACAAATGAACGGTTTTAATGAACAGTTAATTGCAAAGTGGAAGCCAGTGCTTGAGCACGAAGATCTTCCTAAGATTGCAGATGCCCACAAGCGTTTCGTCATTGCTCAGTTGCTTGAAAACACTGAGAGTACAATGAGACAAGAAGCTGGTATGGCACAATCATCTGGCATGCTCACAGAAACACCAGTTAACGCTGTAACTACAGGTGGTTACGGTTCAGGTGGTGGTGCTGGTGTTGCTGGTTACGATCCAATTCTTATCTCTCTCATTCGTCGTGCAATGCCTAACCTTATTGCATATGACATCTGCGGCGTTCAGCCAATGACAGGACCAACTGGTCTTATCTTCGCAATGCGTTCACAGTATGCTAACACTTCAGGTAAGCAAGGTGAAACATTCTATGACGAAGTAAATACACAGAAGTCAACTGATCAGTTCAATGGTGCAGGTGCTAACACATTCGGTGGTGCACACACTGGAACTTCAGGTGCATTCAATCCTGCTAATGGTGCAGCAGACTATAACTTCAAGGGTGGTATGGCAACATCTACTGCTGAAGGTCTTGGTGGTTCAGCTGATACATTCCCAGAAATGGCCTTCTCAATTGATAAGGTTACAGTATCTGCTAAGTCACGTGCTCTAAAAGCAGAATACACTATTGAACTTGCACAAGATCTTAAGGCAGTTCATGGTCTTGATGCTGAAACAGAACTTGCTAACATTCTTCAGTCAGAAATTCTTGCTGAAATCAATCGTGAAGTAGTTCGTACAATCAACCTTGCAGCTCGTACTGGTGCTCAGTCAGGTACAACAACTCCTGGTTACTTTGATCTTGATACAGATTCAAACGGCCGTTGGTCAGTTGAAAAGTTCAAGGGTCTTATGTTCCATATGGAAAGAGAAGCTAACAAGATTGCTCGTGACACTCGTCGTGGCAAGGGTAACATTGTTATCTGTTCTTCAGACGTAGCTTCTGCTCTTCAGATGGCAGGCGTTCTTGACTACACTCCAGCTCTTGCTTCAAACAACCTTCAGGTTGATGATACAGGCAACACATTCGCTGGTGTTCTCAATGGTCGCTTCCGTGTGTACATTGATCCATATACAACTGGCAACTATATGACACTTGGCTATAAGGGTGCAAATGCATTCGACGCCGGTATCTTCTATTGCCCATACGTACCACTTCAGATGGTTCGTGCAGTTGGTCAAGATACATTCCAGCCAAAGATTGGATTTAAGACTCGTTACGGAATGGTTGCAAATCCATTCTCTGAATCACAAGAAAATTCACCACAGTCTTCTAACTTTGGTCAGCTTGTTTCAGCTACTAACAGCTACTATCGTAGAGTTATTGTTAATAACCTTATGTAATAAGAAGCAGGATCAAACCTGCCACAACTTAAAGGGGGCTCCGGCCCCCTTTTCTTTTACTTGCATTTAGCGTGTACCAATGTTTTAAGCTCTCGAAGTGATTCTTTATATTCTTCCATTTGTTTGATTTGAATATAATGAAGAGAAACGTACATCCTATCCGATACACTCCAATCTTTGATATTCTCAATAAAATAATCCGGAAGAAGTTCTTTTAAACCTTCTACATATTCTTCCATTGTCATGCTTTGTTATCCTTTTCACTAACATCTTTCTTATGAATATATTCCATTAGTGTATCTGCTAAAGAAATTAAATTTCTGGTATCACCTTTTTGAATTTCAATAATCTTAATAGCATTCTCAATAGCCCATTGACGATTCCATATATTATTTCTGTCATCAGAGAAGCTAGAGAGCTTTGTATTAAATTCTTCCATCATAGCAAGTTGAATATTATGCATGGTAAAGTAAGCTTGATCGCTTACTGGAAGTTCTTTAATACGCTCTTCCAACACACTAACTGCAGTACGAAGATGGCCAGTATCTTCTGGTAGATACTTTGACTTCAATACTTCAATTTCATTCTTTAAGATTTCTTCTACAAGCTTACTCATTTTATTGCTTTCCTTTTCTAATTATATTTTTTCTTATTGTGAATAAATTTTTTATAAATTTCAATAGGAAATTTAAATTTAAAATATTTTGAAAAATTAGATTCGGAATCATTTTTAATTTTATTATCTAATTTCATAACCCACTCATCTCTTTTAAATGGAAACACCGCGACTAATGGTGAACCCGCTTCTATCATAAAAGCTTCCTTACTGTTAATATATCCTGGAACACTGAGAATGGAGTCAAGAGAATCAGTATCAACTATGGCAGGAAATAATTTTATTCTACTTTCAAATTCATAATAAGGTTGATATATTAATGAAGAGTAACCAGGAGGGGTTTTGATAGACCACGGCAATCCAAATTTGATATAATGGTGTCTATTGTTATTAATATGAACAGGACATTGATTATGGATATGATAATTAGCAATTACATTGGTATTGTTATCAGGTGTAAACCAACTAAAATTCTTAATATTATCAGTTTCTTGTTCAACCATTTTAGGATTAGGATCAATGAAACAATCGGTAATGAAAGATAAAAGATATCCGCTTGTCAAATAATCAAGAACAGGCATACATTTTTTGATAGTAAACGGACTATCAAATTGTTTTCTTTCAGCAAAAAACTTTTCATATGATTCAAATCCATCTGTATATACTGGTGTATTCTTATACCATTCAGGCAATCTATGTTTGATGGGCATAGGAGGAAATCTAAATGATTCCTCACATACAGGTTGGAAATTAATTATCATTCTGTTACTACCTTTCTCCACTCACCATCTGTACG